ATAAAAGCATGGAAAGAACTAACTGACACGCCTATGACAGCTTGGGAAGTAGAAGCGGTTAAGAGGCTTGACGGAGTTTATATGAGGGTAAACAATGGCTGATATTATTGACCTTAAATTCGTAACCGATACGACAGGTTTAGACAAGGCCGTTACAAAGTCAAAGGCTTTAGAAAAGCGTATAGTTAAGCTGGCTAAAGAAGTTGCTACTGGTAGAATAACTTCTGATCAGTACACTAAGGCTGTTAAAAAATCAGCTACAGAACTACAGAAACTATCTGGCTTAGGTATAAGGGCTAGGAAGTCTGTCTTTGATTATTCTGCGTCAGTGTATCAAGCCGCTACCGCTTCTAATAAGGCTGCTGCTAGTACAGACAACTACTCTAGTTCTTTAAATCAATTAAGTACCTCGTCTATTGGTGCCACCTCAAGTCTTGGTATGTTGTCAAGACAGGCTCACCAAACGAAGAACAAGATGAACGCTAATGGTATGGCTATGCAACAGCTAGGCTATCAAACTGGTGACTTCATCGTACAGGTACAGTCAGGAACTAATGCTTGGGTAGCCGCTGGTCAACAGTTAACTCAACTTACTGGTGTACTTGGTATGATGAACCCTGCTTGGATTGGTATAGGTGCTGCACTTGGTATTGTTGTTCCCCTTGTTACCGCTGTAGGTGCTGCGTTCTCTAGGTCTAAGAGCAGTGCTGATGATCTCACTACTACATTAGACGAACTAGAAAGTGCTTACTCCAATATTGCCTCTATAAACGATACTTTAGAGGTTCAACTTGTTGGTATATGGGCTGCTGCTTCAGAGGGTGCAGACAACTACCTCAAAAAGTTAAGGGATGTAACACAAGAGTCTGCAAGGGCTGCTGGTGAGGCTTACTTGACTAGAGATGCTGGCATAATAGACCAGTTTAAATCTGACCTATTTAGCGATGAAGATAGTTCTGGTATTGTTGCTAAGATTAATCAGACTATAAAAGAACTCGAAACGAATATAGAAGTTCTGGACAAAAATATGTTTAAAAGTCCAGAAGGTCAAAAAAACCTTGAGTATATGAAGGGACAGATTAATAAATTTCAAGCTGCAAAGCAAGAGTTTTTACACCTTTTTGAGAAAGGTACAACTACAGAAGAGTCCGTAATACGAATTTTGGCCCTGCGTGAACAGTACGAAAGGCATGGGTCTCAAGCTATGATTACTCGTATAGATCGTATTATTGAGGAACTTGGCTTACAAGATGAAATTTCTGCCTACAGAAAGAAGTTAGCTAAGGACCAAGAGGATACCCAAAAGAGAGAACAGGATGCTGAACAGGATGCTCAGGATGCTTTAGTACGCAACGCAAGAATCATGGAGGCTTGGGGTAAGCAGATAGCTAAGGGACAAGAGGAAAGAGATTCTAAAAAGGCAAAGGCTCTTAAAGAACAAATTGCTGCCGAAACTAACCTGTTTGAAGTTAACTCTAAGTATGAGAAAGAACAAGACGATATAAGAAATAAAAAGAAGGCCACGCTATCTGAAATACAAAGAAAGCTAGACCAACAACTATACTTAGCTAACTCTATCATGCACTCTGAGGCTGATGCAGAAGTTATAGCCCTTAGTAAAGCTGCTGTAGCTAGACAAAATTTTGAATTGTCTCTTAAAGAAAAAGATTTAAACGAAGACCAAATACTAGATTTCATGAAGCAGTATGATGAACTGCAAGTCATCTTGGAAACTAATAAAGAGATAACAGAAGAGAAAAAGCGCCAATTAGAAGTTAGTGAAAAAATATCAGCTAGTCTTGTTAATATGTCAGATGCAGAATATCAGATGTTCTTGACATATCAAGCCTATGGACAAAGCAGAGTTGCAGGTGCTAAAGCCAAGCCACCTAAAGCCCCAACAGGACCAAAAGGCAAAGAACCAACAACTATGGAAGGCCCAATCAAGGCTCTGAAAAGACAGATAGAGTTAAGTAAGGCTTTGTTTGGATTAGAGGGTGATGCACGTAGGGAACAAGAAGTCTATATGCAACTTAAGTTTCAGAACCAAGACGCTGACATTAAGGCTAAAGAAAGTCAACTAAGGTCTCTATCTGAACTTGTAGCGGAAGAAGAGAGAAGAACCAGAGTATTTGAAGAACAGAGGGAAGTACAGAAGGAAGTAGCAGACACTATAGCTAACAGTATGGGCGATGCCTTGATGTCTATGGTAGATGGCACTAAGTCCGTTAAAGATGCCTTTAAATCTATGGCTGCCGAGATTATTAAAGAACTGTATCGTATCTATGTTGTCAAACAGATCACAGGTATGATTAGTGGTGGTATAGATAGCTTTATGGGCTTTAATGCTTCTGCTAGTGCCAACGGCAATGTCTTTAGCAATGGAAACTTAGTACCATATGCTGATGGTGGTGTAGTAGGTGGACCCACTTACTTCCCTATGAATGATGGTCGTACAGGTCTAATGGGAGAAGCTGGCCCAGAAGCTATTATGCCTTTAAAAAGAGGTAAAGATGGTAAGCTAGGTGTACAGGCAGAGGGTGGTGCTGGTGACGTTATTATTCATCAGAACTTTAACTTCCAAGCTAACGGTGATGAGAGTGTTAAGAAGATCATAGCACAACAAGCACCAGCTATCGCTAACATGACTAAGAAGCAAATACTAGATGATCGTCGTAGGGGTGGTCAGATGAAACAAGCGTTTGGGTAAGGAAACCTCATGGCACTAAAGACTGCACCAACTGATATAGGCTTTGCACAAATAACCCTTAGTGCTATGAACGCTGTTGCCACCTCTGAGTCTCCCTTCACTTATAAACAACAGATAGTACAACACACAGGTCAAGCATGGAAAGCCTCAGTTACTATACCACCTGTCAGGAGAGACTTAGGTGAGCCTTGGGTAGCTTTCTTGTTGTCGTTACAGGGACCAGTGCATACCTTCCTATTAGGTGACCCTAACTGCACAGAACCTAGAGGTACAGCTACTGACAGTTCACTTACAGCTACGGGTACTGCTGGTGCTTCCTCTGTAACCATTACTATCTCTGACGGGACAACCCTTAAAGCTGGGGATTACATACAACTGGGAGCAGCTAGTACATCTAAGCTACATAAAGTCCTAGCAGACGTATCAGCTACGGGATCGGTGGATATATGGCCTAACCTCAAAGCTACTTACTCTGGTTCTGCTGTAACTGTAGACAATGCTAAGGGTGTCTTTAGGTTAGTAAGTAACGTACAAGATTGGCAGATAGGTAACTCTAGTACCTATGGTATCTCCTTTGAGGCTGTAGAGGTGATAACATAATGACTAGGACTATTCCCTCGGTAGTACTTAATGCCCTAGACGATGATGTCATTAACCCCTTCTTTGCTGTAGAACTATTGTTTGATAGTCCTAATGAGATACGTTTGTGGACAGGTGTAGGAGACCTTTCCTACGGTGGTCACACTTGGACAGGATCAGGTAACTTACTAAACATATCTGAGGTACAAGAGGCATCTGATTTATCTGTTAGGGGTGCAACTATTACCCTTAGCGGTATGACCTCTGAGGTAGTTTCACTAGCCATTACACAGCCATACCAAGGCAGAGTGTGTAACATCTACTTTGGTGTTACTTCAGACACTACAGCCTTAACTCAGGTGTTCTCTGGTTACATGGATCAGATGAATATAGAAGAGGCTCCCGATACAGCTACTATAGAACTAACTGTGGAGAATAAACTAATAGACCTAGAGAGACCAAGAGTTGCTAGGTATACTTCTGCTTATCAGAAGTCAGTGTATCCCGGAGACCTTGGATTAGACTTTGTCGAAGACCTACAAGATAAAGAAATCGTTTGGGGCAGAACTGCTAGTTAGGAAGAATACGAATGGGTCTTAGTTTTAAAGGTATCTTCAAGGCTGTTGTTATTGGGGCTATTACTGCTGGTATAGGCACTCTTCTTGCAGGAGCCTCTATCTCTGGCTCATTTATAGGAGGGCTTAGTAGGGCTTTTGTAAGTAGGTTTGCAATTAGTGCTGGCTTAGGTATCCTTATGAGTGCCTTGGCCCCTAAGCCTAAAGACATAAGTAACTTTGGTGGTAAGTCTAACAGAGGTTATAATGTAACACAGACAGGTTCAGCCTTAGACCATCAGGTCATATATGGTAAGATGAAGACCGCTGGTGTTAGAGTATTTGATGGTACTACAGGTACAGATAACGTACAATTACACAGGGTGTTAGCCTTTGCTGGACATGAGATAGAATCTTTTGAGCAGATATACATTAACGATGAAGTAGCAACTATAGACGGCAGTGGTAATGTTACCTCTCCTAGTCGTTATAGTGGCCTAGTTACAATCAAGGAACACTTAGGTACATCTACTCAAGCTGCCGACAGTAGTTTAGTTAGTGCTGTGTCTGGTTGGACAGGGAACCATAGACTTCGTGGTATTGCATATCTGTATGTTAAGCTGACTTATGATACAGATGCCTTTCCTAATGGTGTACCTGAGATTACCGCTGTCATTAAAGGCAAGAAAATATACGATCCTAGAACCTCAACTACTGCTTGGTCTGATAACCCTGCCCTGTGCGTAAGAGACTATCTGACAGCTACAGGCTATGGCTTAGGTGAAGCTGCCGCTAACATAAATGATACCGCCTTTACCACTGCCGCTAACATATGTGACGAGACTAGCACAGATGCTGGTACAACACGGTATACAGCTAATGGTGCCTTCACCACAGGAACTACACCACAGGACCTCTTAGAAGGGCTTATAACGTCTATGGGGGCTACCCTGTGGTATACTCAAGGTGCATGGAACGTAAAGGCTGCTAAGTGGACCTCTACTGTACTAGACCTTAATGAAGACGATCTTAGGTCAGGTATAAGCCTAGCTACTAGACACTCTCGCAGAGATAACTTCAACACAGTTAATGGTACGTTTAGGGGTGACGAAAGTAACTGGCAAGTAACAGACTTTCCACCTGTAACTAATGCTGCCTTTGTAACTGCTGATGGTGGCTTAGAGTCTTCCTTAGATATGGACTTACCCTTTACGGACAACTCAATAGAATCTCGGCGTATAGCTAGAATTATGCTTGAGCGTAATAGACAACAGCTACAGTTCCAAGCATCCTTTGGTCTTAGGGCTTTTCAAGTGCAGACAGGTGACAATGTAAGGATCACTAACACTAGACTTGGTTGGACTAACAAAGAGTTTGAAGTTGTCTCTTGGACATTTGGACTACAGAATGAGTACGACCTCCAAGTAGAAATGACACTCAAGGAAATATCTGAAAGTGTCTTTGATGAGGTTGACGATGGTATAGTCTACGAGAGAGATAATACTACTTTGTTGTCTCCCTTCACGGTCCCTAACCTTGGCATTAACCTTAGTACTGAGTTAAGGAGAGTTAAAGGTAAGACCCTTGGTGTTCTGCTGATTGATATAAACAACACAAGCACACTTATGGATACAGCAGAGGTTCAGTTTAGAAAGACAGGAAACACTAACTACACAGCTATAGCAACTATTGGTGCCTTTGTTGGTACAGACAGGGTTGAAGTAGTTGGGGTAGAAGATGACTTTTATGACATAAGGGCTAGGGCTACTAATTCCCTTGGAGTACATGGTGACTTTAACACTGTGTCTAACTATTATGTAGAAGCACTAGGTGCGCCACCAGCAGATGTAACTAACTTTGATGGTAACGTAGTTGGAAGTAACCTGTTCTTAAGTTGGACACCAGTATCTGACTTAGACTTAGCCCACTATGTCATTAGGTACTCCCACCTAACTAGTGGGGCAGTATATTCAGAAGCTGAGAACATAGCACAAGTACCTGTAGGTAGTAGTACCCTTGCTTTGCAAAATGCTGGTGTAGGTACATACTTCATTAAGGCTGTAGATGACACTACAAGTGGGTCTAATGAGTCTGATAACCCTGCTGTCTTTGTCGTTACCTCTATAGGTATTGGAGACCTTAATGTTGTAGCCACACTTACAGAAGACCCATCCTTTGCTGGTGTTAAGTCTAATGTGGTAATAAATGATGATAGTTATTTAGAGTTAGCTGAGACACCACTATTTGATGATGCTACGGGTAACTTTGATGATAGGTCTGGATTATTTGATGACTTTACAGGTTACGCATCTTCTGGAATATACTACTTTAGTAATGACCTTGACTTAGGGCAAAAGTACACAAGCCGCTTAAACTTCTCATTCACAAGTACAAGGTTTGATAGAACAGACCTATTTGATAGTGCTACAGGTAACTTCGATGCTAGAGCAGGTGTATTTGATGGAGACCCTACAGCCTTTGGTGACACCTCTGTTTCACTACAGTTAAGGCATACAGACGATGACCCTACAGGTACGCCCACATGGTCTGATTGGCAAGCATTCTCTATATCTGATATATCCGCCAGAGCCTTTGAGTTTAGGCTAGTTATGACATCAACAGATACTAATGTTACTCCTGTCGTAAGTGCTTTGTCGGTAACAATAGATATGCAGGACAGGACTACTTCTGGAAGTGATATAACCTTTACAGGGACAACTAATGTCACCTTTGATGATGCCTTTGCAGCTACACCAGCTATAGGTCTATCCTTAGCTAACTTAACTGATGGTGATAGATATACAATAACAAGCAAGACCCGAACTGGGTTCACTATAAACACTTTTACTGGGGGATCAGCAAGCACCAATGCAGTGACCCTAGACTATGTAGCTAAGGGCTACGGAAAGGAACTAACGTAATGTCGCAACATGACTTTAACATTGCCAATCAAAGTTTTCCTGCTACTAGGACAGACTTAAATAACGCTCTTGCAGCACTGGCTTCTAACTCTTCTGGTGACACGGAACCCGGAACTACCTATGCTAATCAGTGGTGGTACGAGACAGATACTAATATACTTAAACTTAGGAACGAGGCTAACAATGGTTGGGTAGATGTCATCACCTTAGACGCAAGTATGACTGCCTCTGCTAGTGAACTTAGCCAACTTGATGCTATTACTAGGGGTTCTATCCTTTATGGTAATGCTAGTGGGGAGACTGCTAGACTAGCTAAGGGTGGCGCTGGTACTGTACTTACCTCTGATGGCACAGATATATCTTGGGCTGCTGCTATAAGCACTGGCACACCAGACGTTGTGTTTCCTAGCGATTGGGGTTCACCTACCGACACTTACACAAGTAGTGGAACTTGGTCTAAAGGAAGTTTAGCCGACACTGATTGGGTTGTTTTTTATCTTGTAGGAGGTGGTAGTTCTGGTCGTGTAGGAACCAACGTTGATTCTGGTTTTGGCGGCTATGCAGCAATTGTTGTTGGGACAGCAGAAATGTTTAATGGCATGTCGTATGTGGTTGGTGCAGGAGGTGCTGGTGGTTCAACAGGTAACAGCCCAAACATGGGGGGCGATTCTACGATTGCAATATCTAGTGTATCTGGATGGGAAGACGTAACTTATACTAGTAATAATAGAAACATTAAAATTGCACCCCCCAAAGGCTACGTAGAAGGTGCTCACTTTACATCAAGCCCTAATGCTAATTTCACCCCAGCATCGTTAGCCCTTCCAAGTAGTCCTCTTGTAACTCACAGATTTAGTCACCCCCATCAAAACTATTATCATTCCACTCAAGTTAGAATACTATTCGGTGGTGGTGGAGGAAATTCTGTTAGTGGCGGAGTTAGCAACGCACCACCAATGATAAGCACATATGCTGGTATTGGTGGTAGTGGTACGGCTGCTGGAACAGCGCCCGGTGGTGGTGGTGGGTCGGTTGGCACAGGAAGTTCAGGTGCAGGGGCAGTAGGAAGTGTGAGAGTTTATCATGTCTAAAATTTGGTACAATAAAACAACAGGTGACGGTGCAATATTTGAGGATGATGCAAGTCTCATAGATTGGCCTGACTTCCAAGAAGTACAACCTGACATGACGCCTATGTTAACGGCTAACGGTAGAGCAGAACGTGACACACTACTAGCGGCGTCTGACAGCATGGCATTAGCTGACCGCATTACTGACGAGTGGCGCACGTACAGGCAAGCCTTACGGGACGTACCCTCACAAGAAGGGTTCCCGAACACAATAACATGGCCTACTAAACCCTCTTAAGGAGCAACCAATGGGATACAAACTAGGACTACGAAGTAAGCAGAACTTGTCTGGGGTACATCCCGATATGGTTGCTGTTGTCACAAGAGCGTTAGAGATTAGTGAAAAGGACTTTAGTGTAACTGAGGGTGTTCGTAACATTGAACGTCAGCGTATGCTTAAGAGAACTGGTAAGTCAACTACACTCAAGTCTCGTCACCTGACGGGTCATGCAGTAGATGTTGTCCCCTATCCTGTATCATGGGAGTGGGAAGATTTTTACCCTATTGGTGATGCTATGAAAGCTGCTGCAAAGGAACTGGACATTAAGATCGTATGGGGTGGTGATTGGAAGAAGTTCCCGGACGGACCACACTTTCAGTTAGATTGGAAAGCCTATCCCCTTGACTAGCGGGGGTGATGACTGTTTCGTAATGGGTAAAAATATATCGGCAACTCTATTGTTTGCCTTGGTACTACAAGCTGCAATGATAGTTTGGAGTATATCACAGATGAGGGCAGACGTAGATTCTAACTACACCTCTATAATTAGACTCAGCGCAGATGTTAAAGCTGTTGAAGCATTTTCTAATATGCAAGCCGTACAACTAGGTAAGATCGAAGAGAACATAAAGGGAATTAAAGAGTCCCTTGAAAGGATGCTTGAGGTCATGGAGAAAGACTAATGCTAGACCCCATAACGGCTATAACGGCCTGTACTACCGCATTTACAATGACTAAGAAATTAGTCCAACATGGTAGGGAGATTGAGGACGTTATGGGGCAGCTAGGGGAATGGTTTGGAGCCGCCTCTGATCTTGCTAAAGCTGAACAACAAAGAAAGAACCCCTCTACTGTACAAAAGCTAACATCTGGTGATAGTATAGAGAAGGAAGCCTTCGACATAATAGTCCACAAGAAGAAACTAGCGGCTCAACAGAAGGAACTAATGTTTTTATTGAATATGAGATTTGGCCCTAATACTTGGGAAGAGATGATTAAGTTAAGAAGGCAAATCAGGAAGGAAAGAGAAGAAACTGTCTACAGGGCTATGGAAGCCAAGAAAGAGATGATTAATAACTTAGGCATGTTTGCCTTGTCTGTAGGTATATTGGTTATTGTCTTTGGTGGTGTATATTTAATTGGTGTAGGTACTGGTACGTGGTAAAAATATTATTTCTGTCCCTCTTAATTTTCACTGTAGGGGGAGTACAGGCTAAAGAACCTAAGATGGTTACTTGTCACTTGTGGAAGTATATTTCCATTATGGGGGTACAGCAGTGTTGGTATCGTGGTCCTAATGGTTCCTCGGCTACATATTTCCCTACACCCTTAATACCCAAGTATGAATACGGAGCAGCTTTTAGGCAATGCCCAAAGAGTTTTGAGTGTGTATATCAATTTAAGAAACGCAGACCATCAGCTAAGGAAATACTGGACGGATTAAAGGAGGACTTTGAATGACTGTAGCAATGGAAAGAGTACTTGCTTGGAAGATACTTCCCAGGATTATGATGTTAGTTATGACATATATGTATATGGAAGTGTTGTTCTGGTTTATGAATTTACCACCTGATGCCATGACTTCACAGGCCACAGCACTAACCGCAACTGTAACAGGCGCAATCACGGGAGCATTTTCCGTATGGTTGTCACATGAGAAGTGATAGCCCTATACACAAAGAAGTAAATAGGTTTATGTGGATTGTTAAGGGACAACTAGCTCCGGATGGGTACAGTGAACAAGACTACATAGATGTACACGACAGCTACTTTAAGAGGCTCTGGGGCAATCATGAGAACTGTGTACACGAAGAGGGCTTTGAAGAGGCATACAAGGAGAAGTATCAATGATAGGAGCGATAATTAACAGTCTGTCAGGCTTGGCTACCAGCATTATAGATGGTAAAACACAGATCAAGCTAACTGAGGCAGAGATTAAAAAGAAGCAATTAACTGGGGAGATTGATTGGGAC